AGCAGAACCAGTTGTCGGCGTAAATCTTTGCTGTATTTTAACATCCATACGTGAATTTAGTATAGCAATATCCAAATCATCAATGATTGCTAATAACTGAGATCTTCGAAATACTTTATTAAATCTTTTTAAATTACTAGTAATATAAGATTGAATAGTCGATTCAATCAGATTTTCAACTGCTCTTGGTGTAGAATTTGTTAAATCAGGATCTAAATTAAAGAATGTAGATAATTCAAGGAATGTTGTAGTCGATTCTGCAAAGAGAGTATCGATTGACATAATCGATAAATTACTAGTAATATTGTCAACTATCTCATCTTTAATTGTAGCTTGTGTTGATGCACCTACCGTGCTTTTAAAATTAATCGCTACATAGACAGCACCATATTTTGGAGGATCATTGTCAGCTCCACCCCATGCAACTACGTCATTCATATAATTACTGTACTTTGCAAGAATACGAGCTCGATAGTCTTCGGCTGTCACTAATCTTTGTTGAGTCGCAAATCCAAGAGGAGCATTTCTACGAATTGAATCAATTGATTCTTTAAAAGCTCCACCAGCTGATTCAGAAACAGTTGTTGCCACAATAGGATAGCTTCCATATCCTGCGACTGAAAGTTCAGCTGATGGCGTAAATGTTGTTGCACCATTAGCAGCTCCAGCTTTAGTCGACAAGTATGTAACAACTATCTTATTTCCGGCACTAGGAGTTTTTCCTGTTGTTACACCATCACCGAATAATAATTCATAATATCCATTCGGCACTTCTTTGATTTGAAAAAGAGTAGATGTTGTTTCGATTGAAACTGCATCTCTTAAATTAGTATAAGATTCGTATGAACTACTCGAAGATGTTTCATATACTTTAACATCAAGAGAGTTTGTATCTGCTGTAATGTCAGTGAGCACATAAACTTGTTCATCTTCCGTTTCACCTACAAAGAATGTTTTCGTTTTTTGAGTACCTTCATATAGAGGTATTGACGTACTTCCGGTTTCACTAACGAAAGAATAGATTCCGTTTCCATCGTCATTTGCATTGTACGCTTCAAGTGTTTGAAAGGTGTATGATATACCATCTACCGAAGAAGTAAAGGTTGTAAGTCGAGGTAATCTGATTGTCGCTGGTCTGACTGAATCGGTTATAACTACTTGTAGATTAAGCAATGCAGTCGATGCAGCATAAGATCTCGGAACATAGCCAAGAGCTTCGGCATGAGATACGACCGAAGATCTTAGTTGTGATGTATTTAAAAATGATTCATTAAGAGCAAAGTTTGCTGTTAAACCATTAAAGTGTGTATTATATGCTAGAACATCGAGAATGTTTGATAAACCCGATGCTTCAAAATTATAATCTGCAAACTCGTCCTTTGATTTTAAAAAATCTTTTAATCGACTTTTTATTGTATCAAAATCGAGATCAGTTGATTTGATAGTGGTTGCCATATTATCTCAACCTCGTAATTGTTAGATCTACTGTAAATTCTTCGAATGTGTTAAGTACTTGAAATGCTACTGTTACATGTGCTGAATGGTATTCACCACTTATATTTGCAACTACATCTAAAACTCGAGCTCTTGGCTCATACTTAGCGACTTCTCTTTCTATTTCTTCTTTTATTTCATCGGCATCAAATTCTGTATCGAGTGAGAATAAAAATGCTGATAAGTTTCCTCCATAAGATGGAAGAAATGGTTTTTCTCTGCGATTAGTAAGAAGAAGATTCTTGACTGATTGTTTAACTGCAGCCGCATCTGTCTTTTTGTAAATGTCACCAGAAGGACGCTTAGCAAAAGTAAGGTCTATATCCTTATAAGTTCTTTCTCTTTTTGCAGTAATTGGTTTAACACTTAAATTACCGTCTTCAATTGCAAAAGCTCGAGTGGCCATGTTCTTCCTCTAATCTTAATAGATCTATTTATACCTTAATTTCGACTAATTCATTTGTACTTTGAACATAGTTATTAAATCGAGTTTCAAGTGTATTAATAAAATTGACTTGCCAAGGATCAGAAAGCAGTGGCATGATGAGAATAATTTGAGCGTTTAAGCTTCCATTTGGATTGTAAGTATCATAATCAAGTATAAGCTTTTCAAATTGTAAATTATCTTTCCAATAGACTGCAAGATCAAATGTTTCTTCAACTGCATTTTGTCCTTCGCTATTAATTAATTCATACACAACTGCTCTACCCGAAGTCATAAGATCATTAATGCTACCGGGACGTAAAGTTTCGTTATCACCTCTTTTATAAAGTCCTTCAGCTACAATTAATCGATAGTCTTCAAACTCTGCGTCATTTGTCGAGATAGTCAGAATTGCTTGTGCATGCAAATACAACTGCTTTGCTATTCTTTTCTTTTCAAATTCAGTTGGTATATGATTCAATGTAACTTGATCTCCATAACCTCCTATGAATTTAGCGATTGTTATTCCCTTTGCAAGTTTTGTTCTTGCAGTAATTGTAGTTTGAAATTCAGGATTATACGCCGGATCGGGTAAATAATTTGCCATTATGTAAACCTTTGTAATTGTGCAGGATTGTTATTTCCAATAATTTTTCTATTTCTTTTAGGAGTAGTTTCTGGTCCTACGATTCTACCAGTTTGAGGAGGTATTGCATTAATATAAGTCGCAGATAATATACCTTCTGATATGACTGTACCAATAAACTTTTTATTTGCGATTGTAAGGGGATCACGTAATTTAGATCTGACTTCAGCAGTCGTTAGTTTACGAGATGATACTCCTCCATAATCAACAGACTTATCAATTTGATTTTTAATTACATCACCAGGATCAATTGATATTTGTCTTACGCCAAGGTTTGAATTATTAAGATAATCGCTCATGATTGCAGTTGTAGGTTCGACAGTGTTTTTATTTGTAGCTTCGGTTGTATCATCTGTTATTGAACCTCCACTTCCACCTGCGCCTAAAGCACCAGCAGTGCCAGCTCTACCAGCCTGTGTAGCTTGTGAAGCAGTGCCATCTAGATCTCCATGAAAAGTAGTAGCATACATTGCAGTTGAATGAGTTGATGTGGTGTTAACACGATCAATATGTGCAGTCTTTCCATAGTAAACAATTTCATCACCACCCATTGTACCGCTATCGCCTATTGCAGTTAAACTACTCGCTGCAATATTAATATTCGGAGAGGATATGCTCGCAGTATCTTTTGCAGTCAATATCATATCACCGCCAGATAGTTGTTCTATATTTCCTTCTACATAATTACGAAGTAGACCTTTTGTTATTGTATTGCGATCACCAAGTATTGTCTCTGTTTGTGCTCCAAGAATATATTCAGAGCGATTTTTCTTGACAGTAGTTTGCATATTACGTTCGACTGTTTGCTTATATGCACCACGTATATTTTCTACATGATCACCAGATGTAATAACATTAAAATCTCCACCGACTTTTAAATCAAAATCGCCAGTCACATTAAGAGATAAATTGCCATTATAAGATATTTCTCCGTCACCTTCGACTATAACTTTCTCATCTCCGCCAGTTATTTTAACAGTGTTATTTGTAGAACTCATTATCATCGTTCCGTCTGGTCTCATCTCAACACCAGTTCCAGTTTTATGACGAATCATGATTCTTTCTGCGCCTGGCGTATCATCAATCTCAATTGCATGACCTGATAGAGTTTCTTTGACCTGATTATACGGATACTTTGAAGGAAGTAGCTTTGGTAAATCTAAATCTATCGAAAAGTCTCCTCCTCCTAAATATACTCTACGCTTAAATCCTCCGTAAGATGCTTTATTTAATGATGATGAATTATAATAATTTGAATACGGAAACGCATTTGTAGCATCATCAAACGTATCTTTATTTGCAGTGCCCGATGTTTCAAATGCTCCTTTGAATTCACCGGTTCTTACTGCGTTGACATTATCGTCATCAAATGTTTCTTTTGCCATTTATTTTACCCAGTCTTTAAGTTGTTCATTATATTTGTATCCGTTGTCAGTCAAATCTTTTCTTAATTTAAATAAATCTTCTTCTGATCCTGCAAGTTTAGTTTTTAAAGTTGTGAGTTCTGTTTGTAGTTCGTTTGATACGGTTCTTGTTAATTGACCGATATCATTTTCTTTTTGTAACAGTTCTTTTTTATTTCTAAAATTTTCTTCGAGTGCAACAGCGCGCGCAGTTAATACTTGTACTAGTTGATTATCAGTAGGAGGCAATGGCTCTCCAGATCTTTCGCTGACTGGTGTAGTAATAGTCGATTCAATCTCTGGAACTTTAAAGAATGGCTCTTCACTTGCAACTGTTCTTGACGGAGATTCTACATACGCAGGAACAGTCGTTGCAATCTCTTCGCTTGAAGATACTCTTGTAACCGAAACGTTTTTCTTTTTATATTTTGATGATATGTATGTCGAAACATCAAAGCCAGGACTTCTTGCGTCAGTATCGACTATCTCATTAAATCCGTATACAGCAGCACCAGGAACGGCTTTATAGAAAGATTCAAGGAATGCATCAAAAGCTCTCCACTGCGCTGGTAGAATAGAATTTTCTGATAGACGCGCAGAAGGATCGTGCAAATCTCCATCCCAACCGGCAATAAATCCTACGTGCACCGAATGATTTGCTAAGTTTTCATCGCTTGTCTTAGTTCTTAAGTTAAGTGGTCTTCCTCTTTGTATTACGCCATCTCTTCTTATAACGTAATGATAAGTAATACCCGCAATCTGATTTCCTATTTCTGCTTCAGCTAAAAGAGACGCAAGAGATACGGCTGCAGTTTGTTGTCTTACATGTTCTTTATGTAAGTCTTCGGCTGTGTAGTTTTGATTTGTGTATGTTTCGGACCATCGAATCACTGCAGTAGTAATATCACGTGATGCTGATCTTAATTCTTTTTCGAGTTCCTCATAACCACCTACTTCTTTAAATTGATAATTCGCCGGTGTAGGATAAGTGAATACTGATTCATCATTTCCAATGACAAGTGGAGGCTTAGAGTTTTTAATATTAGTAGGAAGTGGTGCATCTTCGGCTAACACTGATCGTAAATTTGTCGATCCATCAGCATCGACAATATTTGGTGGCAACACTTCTGGTATTTCTGCATTGATCGGAAGACTCGAAACAACTTCTCCTAACGATTGTTGCGGAACTTTATCGAGTATATTTCCAGTGACTGCGCCGAGTATATTACCAAATGGCAATCCTAACGATCCAAAAGATTCGGTAGAACCAAGAGGATTTTTTAAATTCTGCATTGTTTTCTTTGATATTTTTTCAGCATCAGTTGTAAGAGTATTACCTATATCTTCTTCGATCGCATCTTCGATGAGAGTGGGTTCTGCTGACACTTCTTTTAATGCGGCATTTGCTTGAGTTAGAGTAGCACCTAAAACATTTACGAGTGTTTCTTTTAATCCATTTGGATTTCCAGACGCGATCACAGCATTTAATAGTCCATCTGACATTGATTTACCAGTAAGCGTAGATAATTCAGACGCTAGCGTCGAAGTTTTTTTGACAATAATGCCCGGCACATCATCACCGAGTATTGATACTATTGGCTCATCTGTTTTTCCAATTGTTTCATTAACTGCAGCAGTCAAAGAAGTAAATCCACCTTTTAACACACCGACCGCAGTTCCAAGTGTACTTCCTTCCTTTGCAGCTCTTTTATCTTTTGCTACATCAGCTAAAGCTTTTAAAGATCCACTTGAGTTTTTTACAAGTAAACTTTGTATATTACTCGATAAGTTTGAATTTAAAATACTCATGCTATTACGAACCTATCAAAAATTTGTTTAGCTTTAGTTATTCTATCATCAGTGCTTCCTTCTTGAGGACGCTCATATTGTTTCTCAAATATGATTGATGCATTTTCTACGTTTGTAGCATCCTTTAAATCGCCATACTCTTCAGACACTCTTAAATAGCTGTATTCATCGAGTTCATGTTTTAAGAAATTTAATTGACCATATAGACTATCAAACTTTAAATTATTTACATTGCAATATTCAATTAATCTTTGCTTACGATTGCCAGCTGCTTTTGCTGGATTCCATTGTGCAATACCAAAAGAATCTTCTCCTTTGACTTTTGAAACAATCTTAGGATCTAATCCTGATTCGTGTAAAAGATTTCCTACAATACCCGCAGCCTGTTTTTCAGTGTATGCATGTATTTCACTTGATATCAAATACAGAAAAGCTTTTTCTTCATTTGATTCTCCGGGTAAGACGATTTCTTCTTCAGTAGTCGAAGTCGGATTTCTTTCAAATTTTGGTATTGAACCAAGTATAAGAGGCAACTGTGAATTTTTTCCATCAAGAAATATACCAAACACTTGTGCTTGTTCTCTTAAATTAGGTGTAGCACCTAAGCCAGAACTGCCATCTTCAGTCACAGGTATTAATACTTGAGCCCAAGGTAAATCATAATCTGCTATTTCTCGAGAATCATGTATTCCGCGTATCCGCACGCGCACGCGACCAAGTTTTAGAGGATCATTAATATTTTTCACTACACCAATAAACCAGCGTGTAGTATCACCATAAAATTCTGGAACGTTAGGAATCATCATGATATAAAATCCTGTATACTAGCACTAGTAGGAAATGATGACAATTTTCCACAAAGCAAATGAGTTCTAATAGTACCGGTATTTATTGTAGTAAAATGGTGCTTTGCTGCACACATGATATAGTCACCTGATTTTTTAGTATCAATTAAAGATTCTTGATTGTTATTTACATCATTATCTAAGAATAAAATTCTAACTGTATTACCAATTGTATAATGACCGGTTCCTGTAACAAATGGAGCTCCATCAACAATTATTGAAATAGGAGCTTTAGATAAAAAGTTTTTAAGAGAATTAGATATTACATTTTTGCTGTATTCTGTTTTCTCAGATCTTTCATTTAAAGAACTAATAGAATAATTTTCAGAAGTAAAGGCAGCGCTTGAAGACACAATAGAAATGTTTTTATGCTGAGAAGAACTTATGGGTTTGGAATTAAAATACGAATTGTCACTTATTGTTTTATGGCCAGTTTTGATATAATCATTTTCACTTAAAACACTAAACGCATCATCAAAAGAATTAAACTTTACAGTGTCAACTTTATTTTTTAATGTGTCAATAAAATTATACTGTCCGCTTACTGCTCCATTATTTATTAAAGTAAACATATTTTCTATATTTTCATATTTGAACTTTAATATAGGTGAAAACTTTGCATTAAGAACATTAGAAGAAGATTGCCAATATAAAAAAGGATAATTTTGATTAACAGGAGTTGATCTTAGTAACTTTCCTAAATCATACAAAAATATCTCGTCTTTAGCTAAAGTAGAAAAAAGAAAAAATGGCAATCCATCAGACGTAGTCATACTATTTTTAATCCAATGCGCGGCTCTTATTGGAGAAAGGTTTGGCACTATTACTTTTGTTTCTTTTTGATGAGCTATATCGCTGGATATAACACTTTTACTTAAATACTCTGAAAATATCCTACCAATAATACTTGTTAAATTTCCGGAATAGCACTTATTAATATTAATTAATGATGATTGAAAAGCTATATCTTCATATGCATTCATATAAAAAACTTCTTGTCTTTCAGTCGGCATTACAGATTTAGCTATTTTATATGCAACAAACGTTTTGCTTATTTGTACAGCATCATTTTCTTGATTTAAAAAAGTTTCAAATTCAATTGATACTTTTTCAGTTCCCTGAAAATTTATAGATTCAAATTTACTTTGTCTGTTGACTATAACAAATCTTGCTGTTAGATAAGATTTATCAATATGTTCAAATACTTCGAATTCTATTATATCATTTGTTATATCAATAGCAATCTCATTGCCATTTTTATTTACTAATAAATTGCTAGAAATTATTTTGAATTGAGATATATTACTAGGTTGCATACTATGATCTTAAAGCTTTTTTATACGTAGATACTAGTTGGTTAATAGACTCAGGCTTTATAATTCTTATTCGTTTAAGCTCTTCATTTTCATTGTAGTATCTATCCCAATTAGTTATCTCTACAAATTGTGCGCATGCTCCTATAGCAGGATCGATATCTACCCATTCTCCATCAGCATTTTCATAATGATGCGCTGCATTGTATTCGTATTCACTTGAGTGCACATTAATAGTTTGAGTAATAGTAGCACCTTCAATTACTACATTTGATTGTAACTGTTCACCA